AATAGTGGTAATTAGTGGCGTAGGCCACTAAGGCAAGGCCAAGGCAAGAGGAGGCATCTATGACAATGCAAGAGGTAGTCGCAAGAGAGTTGGCTGAGGCGCAGGCCTATGAGGCGCGCACGGTGGCCTGCAAGATCGGGGGCCGAGAGTACACCATCGCTGATCTGCGAGCCGTGTTCGATCAGATGTGTGATCGGGGCGATTGGAAGGCGCCCTGTGCGGCCGCGGTGCCCCAGGACATCGTGGGGGTCTGCCGCGCGGCCTTGGAGTTCTTCCACGGGTGTCGGGCTTACGTGGGCGGCATCGAGCCGCTCACGGGCAAGGTACTGGTCGGCAGCAACGGGTATGCGGGCTGAGGAGGTGGCAAGATGATCGTGGACGAAATTGCAGTGGAAGCGGGTCGGTGGCTGGAGCCGGACGGCTGGAACGGGCTAGGCGCCCACATCCGCGCAGGCGACAAGGAGACGAACGATGACGAGATACAAGGTGGTCGCATGGACAGGTGAGCACAAGACGATCTGGTACGTGCTGGACACCAAGGCGCCGGAGAGTCTACAGCCGGCGGTGGTGTGCTGTGGGGACAACTTCAACCAGGCCAAGGTCAAGGCGGCCCTGCTAAACCTCGGGATTGACCCCGAGCCGTTTGAATAGCCACGAGGAGAAGGAGATCAGATCATGGCAACACAAGACACAATGGTTCAGCGACTGGGTGATGGCTCTCGCATCTGTGACAAGTGCTGGGCAATCGAGTATCCAGGCAAGGCGGAGCCCGAGAACAACTGGACACTGGGCCGGTGCGATTTCTGCGGCTCGCACGTCCATACAAGCCCGAGACCGTGGACCGTATGGGACCCTGAAGGGCGCGGTGGAGATCCAATCTGCATTTGCGCGCTTCATGGCCAAACCATCGCCGTGGTGGAGGCTGCGGACATCACAGACGAGGCGGCGCACGAAACACAGATCGCTAACGCCACCTTCATCGTCCGCGCCGTCAATACCCACGATGCCCTCGTGCAGGCGCTGCGGGATTGCGTCAACCGACTGGATCAGGCACACGGCGGCGACCCTAACTACCCGCGCTGCAATGCCACTATTGCAGCAGCCCGCGACGCCCTCGCCCAGGCCCAGGAGGCAAAGACATGAGCAAGCCCTACGAGTACGAGCCATGCAGGATCAGCTTCCGCGAGGACAAGGCGGGCGGCGAGTGGTATCGAGTCTTTGAGCCGGACGGATCGACGGTGGCCTTCTGCCCTGACGTCGTCACGGCCCGGATCATAGCCACGGCCGCAGCTAAGGCCGCGGCCAAGACAAGGGCGGTCATTGCCCAAGCAGAGGCCGAGTGGAGGACGGCCCAGGCCCGGGCAGAACTGGGCAAGGAGGCCACGGCATGAGCGACATGATGGGATCGGTGCGATGGAATGAGTTCCGCGACAGCCTAGAGGCGGCCGATCAAGACGCCCATGTAAGTCTGAGCTTCGCTGCGTCTGCGGTGTATGCGGCCTGCCACGGGTACTGCGATGAGGTGGACGTGGAGAGCGGCGAGTGGATCAGGATCTACCGTGCCTTGGATCGGCGGTACGGTCCAGAGGGGCCATATGTCTTCCAGGTGCTCAGGAAGATGGAGGAGTATCCACGCCGACCGCGGCAGCCGGGGCAAGGAGAACGACAGGACAGCGAGTAGAGCAAGGAGGTCAACGTGGAAGTGAACGGATTGCCGTTGGTGGTCTTTGGAAGGCTGGAGGATGCCATGAATCCGAAACAGGCAGACAGACAGGCGATCGCCACGTTGCTGGATGCGACCACGGCCCTCTGCAAAGAGGTGATCGCGTCCCATTTGGACTCGATCAGCCACGACCATGGTGGCAAGACCTGCCGGCTGTGTGCGGCTGTCGGGCGGGTCCTTGACGCTACTCCGCAGGTCAGCCGTGCGGTGGGCCTGAACATCGAGGCAGTGGGGCAGCCGATTGGGTCCGTGTGCGCGCCGGCGCATGCGTGCGCGCACAAAGCGCTTGACAAGGATGGCGTTAAGAGGTAATAAGAGGCAATGCCCAAAGAGACGAAGTCTGACATCCGTGTTGAGTGCGCGTACGACAAGATGGTCGCCACCAACACGCTCAAGCCGAACCCGCGAAACCCCAACACACACCCCGAGCAGCAGATTGCCATGTTGGCGCAGAACATACAGGCGATGGGCTGGCGGCATCCGATCGTCGTGTCCAACAGGTCGGGCATGATCGTGGCGGGCCATGCACGGTTCGCAGCCGCGCGGATGCTTGGGTGTGCGGAGGTGCCTGTGGACTTCCAGGACTACGCTACGCAAGAGGACGAGTATGCGTGCCTGATTGCGGACAACCGCCTGGCCGAGCTGGCGGAGATGAACACAGTCGTGCTCAAGGATCTGCTGCTGGAGCTGGACACAGGGGCGTTCGACATGGACCTGACCGGATTCGACATCCGGGACCTGGAATCACTGATGACTGTCGTGCCCCCTGCGTCCTCGGGGCAGGCGTTGCAGCCGTTGGGCCCGGCCGGCGGTGCGGGCGGTGCGTACCAGGGCGGCGGCGAGGAGGGGGGGGGATCTGGTGTAGGCAGCGCGACGGACGGCAGGACGTCGCCCCTTGGCAGGGTATTGGAGTGCCCGTATTGCCATAAAGAGATCATGATATGACGATAGCCCCCAAGCAGATGTGCGTGAAAGCGAGGGCAGAGTACGGCATCACCGAGTCGATTCTGGCCTTCTCCTGTGGCAAGGATAGCCTGGCTGCGTGGTGCGTGATGGCGGACGCCGGGATCAAGGTGTACCCGGTCTATCACTACGTCTTTCCGCGGTTGCCATTCGTGGAGAGGTCCTTGGCCTACTACGAGAAGCGGTTTGACACGCCGATCATACGCCTGCCCCATCCGTGGCTCTGCGATATGCTGTATTGGGGGGCGTTCACCGATCCGCAGGGCATGGTCACGCTGACAGAGAACGGGGACTACGTGTTCCACAGGCGGTCGTACCCGCAGTTCATTGGGGACGTGCGGGGGCAGTTGAAGAAGCCCGATCTGTGGTATGCGGTGGGGGTCAAGTCGTGTGACTCCGTGAACCGGATGCAGGTGATCGGCCACTGCAAGGGCTTCGACGTTGGCCAGAAGAAGTGGTATCCGGTGGCGTTTGGCAGCGACCGGATCAACCTGGCCATTTTGAGGCGATACAGTATGCCCGTACCGGACGACTACCTGATCTGGGGGCGGTCGTTCGATTGCTTCACATCCCAGTTCATCAAGGGGCTCGCGCAGCAGTTCCCGGAGGACTACAAGCGGGTCCTGGAGTGTTTCCCACTGGTGGAGAGTCAGCTTTTGAGAGAGAGAATATGAGCAAGGACATACCGCAGGAGATCCCCGACATCGGGCAGGACGTGATCGACGAGATTGATCCCGTGCCGATCAAACCAACGCCGGCTACGGGCAATCCTGTGCAGGACATGAACAGCAGGGTCGATGCGGCCTTGGAGGCGTTGAAGGAGCGGGGCGCGCGGACGCGCAGGCAGATGGAGGTGGACACGGACATCGGGTACTACGTGGTGATCGTGTTCCAGTCATCCGAGCAGCGCAAGGCGTTCTGTGAACGGGCAGGTTGGACGACAGGGTTAGGCGATCGGTACATCGACGGCCTTCAGTTGGCCGCCAAGATGGGCATTGAAATCCGACGCGAACCGTGGCGTCCATTCGCGCCGGTGCCGAGCAAGGACGCGCATCGTATGCTACGGATGCCGTAGCAGAAAGGATGGTCTCTATGTTCGAGCCCATGTTCATGCCTGGTGTGACCTCCGTGTTCGTCGTCTCCGCCAGGGGCGGGGGTCGTGGCCGCGGGGGCCGTGGCCGCGGTCGTGGCCGCGGGGGCCGTGGCCGCGGTCGTGGCCGGGCCCGCAGGTAGTCGGCACGCAGTCGGGCGTCCACCGTCGGGAAGCACCCTGGCGGTGGACGCTTTCGTGTTCAAGCAAACCCCAAGAGTTGAAGGGATTCCGATATGAAGCGATGGATTGCAGGACTGGTCCTGGTTGTTCTCCTGGCCGGCGTGGGACTGGCCGGGGCCGTGAAGGTTGGTCTGATGGGCTGTGACGCCAGCCTGGGGGCCCGGGCCGGCTACGAGGTCAACGATGGCCTGTGGGTCGGGGTGGAGGGCTTCGGCTGGGAGAACGCGGCTGGCATTGACAAGGGGTCGTACACCCTGGCCGGCTGGGTCGCCTGGGACGTCGTGCCCGATTACAACCTGCCCGTCAAGGGCCTCACGCTCGGCCTATTGCCCCTGCCCGAGACCGTGCAGGTCGGACTGACTGTGGGCGGGTCGGTAGGGGGGGAGGTGTGGGTTGACGGCCGTAGTCGAAGCGGCGTGGCGGACCTGTGGGGCGAGGTCATGTTCAACCCCAAGTCGAAGGCTTCGTTCGGCATCCAGTACAGACACGCCTTCGCAGACGACGTGTGGACGAACCTGCCTGACCTGCCTGAAGCGGATTACCTGATGCTGGTGATCTGCGGACGGTTCTGACCCATTACCATCGGCTGGACGGGGGGGCAGTGGCCCCCCCCTCGGTGACAGAACGACCATGGATGCGACAGAGAATACCCAGAAAGAGCGCAGCAAAGGACGCAGAACGACCCTCACAATGGCCATTGCCACAGAACTTGAGCGGCATTGGTCGATCGCCAACGAGACGATCCTGACCGACGACGAGATATGCTGTAGGGTCGGTGTAAAACTCGGTCAGTTAAATGGTTGGCTGCATCGCAATCAGAAACCACGTGGGGAGGGTGGGCTGGTCGGAGGCGTGGGCCTGCGCACTATACGCGACCGCGCCCGGGGCAATCTGAAGCTGACCTATCTTCAGAGCTTGACCACACTTGCGAAGGATGCGGAGGCGTCGGGTGACTACCGAACGGCGGCACAGACCAAGCAGTGGATGGCGGCCAAGCAGTTTCCGACGGTGTTCGGGGACCGGCAGCGCATCGACGTTGGGCCGGCTACTGACACGGGCGTGGCAGTTGTGCCGGCTGACATGACGCCAGAGGAATGGGACAGGACTCACAGGGCGGAAGTGAGACTGGATCGAGATGGGGCTTCCCAGGGGTAACAGGGTCTGGACCGCCCACAAGGGGGGCCAGTGGGACTTCCTTCGCTGTCCGTACTTCGAGGTTCTGGCCGAGGGCAACCGCGGCGGCGGCAAGACCGAGACGCTGCTGTGGAGCTTCGCCAAGCACGTGAACAGGGGGTACGGGCCGGCGTGGCGTGGCATCCTATTCCGGGAGACCTACCCCAACCTGGAGGACGTGGTCGCCAAGACCCACAAGTGGTTCCCCCTGGTGTTTCCTACTGCCCGATGGCTGGGCAGCTACGTGTGGATCTGGCCGGGCGGCGAGAGGCTGTACTTCAGGCACGCCGAGCGCAAGGCCGACTACTGGAAGTACCACGGGCACGAGTACGGCTGGGTCGGATGGGAGGAGTTATGCAACTGGCCGGACCCGGATCTGTACCTGTCCATGATGTCGATATGCCGGTCCTCTGACCCGCGTATGCCCCGTATGTACCGAGCGACCTGCAACCCCTACGGGGTCGGCCACCATTGGGTCAAGGCGAGGTTCATCGACCCGGCGCCGAGGGGCCAGGCGATCCGGGATGAGGGCGGGCGTGTCCGCTGTGCCATCCACATCGACCTGCGCGACAACCCCACGCTGCTGGAGAACGACCCGGACTACGTGCTGACCTTGCAGGCCCTGGAGGGCCCCAAACGACAGGCCTGGCTGCTGGGTGATTGGGACATTGACGCCGGCAATATGTTCGACGACGTGTGGGATCAGAGCGTCCACGTAATCGAGCCGTTTGCGATACCGCGGAGCTGGTACATCGACCGGAGCTTCGACTGGGGATCGAGCAGACCCTACTGCGTGCAGTGGTGGGCGGAGTCGGATGGGACGGACATTGTGCGGCCCGATGGCACGAAGGTGCATACCAGGCCTGGGGATCTGTTCCTGTTCGCCGAGGACTACGGGTGGAATGGCAAGCCCAATGAAGGCGTGCGCATGACCGCATCAGAGATTGCCGAGCGGGTCAGGCAGGTCGAGGCCAGGTGGCCCTGGACGGTCAGGCCGGGCCCGGCGGACCCAAGCATCTACACGGTGGAGAACGGCAGGTGCATCGCGTCGGACATGGAGGTACACGGCGTTCGATGGGTGCATGGGCTATCCAAGTCTGGCAGTAGGGTGAACGGCTGGGAGCTGATCCGCGAGCGGCTCAAGAACACCAAGAAGCCCGAGGGGTCCAGGCTGTACGTGTGGGCCACGTGCCGGCAGTTCATCCGCACGTTCCCGGCCCTGCCGCGAGACGAGAAGCACATGGACGACGTCAACACCGATGCCGAGGACCATGCAGCCGACTGCGCACGGTATCGGGTCCTGGCCAGCCAGTCCAAGGGTGGCACGACAGTCATCCCGGGTGCCTTTTGAGAGGCGTACACCCGTAATTAGAGGTTTGTGCTTGACAAACAGCCCCCAAGGCTATTGAATCCCGCGAGGATGCGTTATCCGAAAGGATTCGTCATGCGCAAGCGACTACTGCCCCTGATGCTCATCGCGGGGCTGTTTCTGGGTGGGTGCGGGATGCTGCCCGTCGAGACACAACAGCAGTTGACCGACCCAAACTCCACCATCCAGCGGACGGCACAGGCAGTGCTGGAGGGGCTCGAAGCGGCCCGTCCGCTGGAGAAGATCATCGAGACAACGCCGATCGGTTTGCCTGTGTCGGCGATCTTCAACGGGGCCCTGTTGATCGTGACAGCCATCGTGGAGATGCGGCGTCGGCAGACGACCAAGTCCCTGGACCAGGTGGTGACTGGAGTGCAGGTGGCCAGGACGATGCTCAAGCCGGACGCCAGGGAACTCCTGGACACGGCCAACAGGCACGTCCAGGACCCGGACACAGCGGGCATGGTCAAGGCGGTCAAGGCGGCGCCACAGAACATCCTGAAGGTCCAAGAGGCCAAGATGGGCTTGCTGACCTCTGGACGCTGGCCGGCATAGCCACGATAGCGTTAGCCTCCGGGCTGGTCCTGCGCAGCGGCCGCTGGAGGCGTCGATAGAGGCACTTTATGAGTACGACCATCACAGTCACCAAGGACACGTTCGTGACGGCCAGCAGCACGACTGGGGCGGCCACGTCGTTCCTGCATCCCGAGTACAGCGAAACGGTTGATCGCTGGAACAAGATGCGCGACGTGCTGGCCGGCGAAACGGTGGTCAAGGACGAGGGGGAGACCTACCTGCCCATGACCGACGGGCAGACCAAGCAGCCCAACGGGGCGGCGAACTACGCGGCCTACAAGACCCGAGCGATCTTCTGGGATTACACGCGGGAGATTGCCACGGCCATGGAGGGCCTGCTTGGTCGCAAGCCCCCGGTGGTCAAGCTGCCCTCGGCCCTGTCGTCGATGGAGAAGCGGTGTGCCCCCACGGGGGAGACCCTGGCGGAGTTCATCGCCCAGGTGCAGGCGGGGCAGGTCGAGTACGGGCGCATCGGCATCCTGGCGGACGTGCCGGACGTCGAGAACCAGGCAGGATTCTACCTGTACCCGTACTCGGCGCAGAAGATCCTGAACTGGCAGATTAGTCTGATCGCAGACGAGGACCGACTGGTCATGGTGCTGCTGGACGAGTCGGACTACCAGCTCAAGGGCCTTCAGTGGGAGTGGACGGTGCAGTTCCGGGTCTGTGCCCTGGACAAGGACGGGACGTACTACACGACCGTGGTTGGGCAGGACCAGTTGACCAACTTTGACCTGGCGGATCCGCCGGAAACAGTCACACGGCCGATGTTCCGGGGCAAGGTCATGGACCGGGTCCCGTTCGTGATGGCGAACGTCACCCGTGCGACGCCGGACATCGAGCGCCCGCCTCTGGAGAACGTGGCGGACCTGGCCCTGGCCCTCTATCGGGGGGAAGCCGATTACCGGCAGGCCCTGTTCCTCCAAGGCCAGGCAACGCCGGCGTTCTTTGGGTTTTCGGAAGATCAGATCAAGAAGTGTATGCTCGGCGCCGGCGGGGGGATCTGGTCTACGGACCCCAACGCACGGGCCCAGTTCCTGGAGCTTGCCGGGGCCGGGCTGAACGAGATGCGCACGAGCCTGGAGAACCTGCACGCGGCGATCGTGGCCAGGGGGGTGTCTCTGTTGGAGCCCAACGAGGCCGAGTCGGGGGAGGCCCTGCAAACGAGGGTTGATAACAAGACGGCCAGCCTGACGGCCATTGCCAACACCACTGACGCGGCGATTCGCCAAATACTGGGCACTTGCGCACGCTGGGCTGGCCTTGATCCAGAGACCGTGGAGGTCGCGGTCAACAGGGAGTTTGCGAAGGAGACGCTGACCGGGGCAGACCTGGTATCGTACATGACGGCCTGGACCCAGGGGGCCCCCATCACGCACGAGGACATCCACGCCATCGCGGCTCGGGCCGGCATAGCCCGAGAGACCTACGAGGACACGCAGGCGGCCAATGAGCAGGACCGGGGGACGGCGTTCGGAACGGGGTCGGGCAACTTCCAGATGGGCGACGGCACCACGGATGAGGACCAGGGCAAGCCGACGGCCTCGGCCAGTCCAAGCTCGGGGGGCGGGGAAGCATAGCCCATGGCCACGGCCAATGAGAACATCCGGGACGCGGTGATACGGCATCAGGTGTACCTGCAACGCCTGACCACGCAGCAGGTGCGCGACCTGGTGACGATGCTGGACTCGGACGCGACCGCCATGACGCGGTGGCTGGGGGACCGGATCGCCCCGATCAGCACGATGCGGAGGATGAGCAAGCAGGAGCGGGCTGCCCTGAACAAGCTCATCGCCGACTACGCCAAGAAGCGCGGCATCCGGTTCGAGCGGATGGTCAAGCAGTACGAAGATGAGGTCCGCAAGCTGGTAGCCCACGAGATCGACTACAACGTGGGCCTGCTGAAGGCCACGGTGCCGGTGAGCATGGCGTTCAAGGCCCCAGCGGTGGAGGTGTTCGCCGATCGGGTCATCCAGTACGGCACGTTCGCGGGCAAGACGTTCTCGGTCATGTTCGAGGATATGGCCGGGGCGGAGACAGGTCGGGTGTTGCAGGCCATTCAGACCGGCCTGGCGCAGGGCGAGGGCATACCCGACATCGTGCGGAGGGTCTACGGCACCAGGGCGGCGGACTATGCGGACGGCATCATGCAGACCACCCGCAACGCGGTGACTGGAGTGGTGAGGACCATTGACAACGCCATTGCCAATCAGGTCCGCCAGGAGACCATGCGGCAGAACAGAGACTTGGTCCAGGAGGAGATGTTCGTGGCGGTCCTGGACGGGCGCACCACGCTGACCTGTGCAAGCCTGGACGGCAAGCTGTTTCCCATCGGGGAAGGGCCAGTCCCTCCTCTGCACTTCAACTGTCGCAGTACCCGGGTGCCGATCGTGGACGCGGGCTGGGTGTCTCAGGTGGCCGGCGAGCGGCCCTACGTGCGGGATACGCGGACGCGGCGGATGCGCGAGATGGACTTCCAGGCCAAGGCTCGCAGGCAGATCGGCGAGGGGCAGTGGAAGAAGCTCACCGCGGGCGAACGGCGGGCGGAGGTTTCTGCTGTACGGGCGCGATGGGCGGAGGCCAACATCGGACAGGTGCCGGCCAACCTGACCTTCTCGCAGTGGTTCGAGCGGCAGCCCCGGAGCTTTCAGAAGGAGTACCTGGGCGAGTCCCGGTTCCGTATGTACGACGCCGGCAAGCTGACATTGAGCCAGTTCGTGGACACGAGGGGTCACACGTTGACCCTCAAGCAGTTGATCGCCAAGGACAAATCGCTGTTGAATACTCTCGATTAGGAAAGGACTCATCATGCCTTACGCAATTCCTCTGAGCCATCGCGGCGGCGAGCCGGTCACGTTCATCGAGCTGGACAAGCGGATCGGCTGGATCAATGACAAGCTGGGGTTCTACGAGGAGACGATCGGCGGGATCGTCTGCAACATCCCGGTGGAGGTGATGGGACAGACTGGATCGGCAGTCACGCTGGCGGACGCCAGCCACGACGACATGGTCCTGGGCCAGAACGTCGTGCTCACGGGCAACACCGTGCAGGGCATCATGCCGGACATCCAGTCGGCCACGGCGGGGCGGAGGTCCTACGTGGGCAACGCCTCGGGCGGCAGTGTCTACGTGACTGTGACGGACGAGACCAACACCAAGATCAACGGACAGGGCAAGCGGCTGCTGATCGAGGACGGTGGGTTCGTGATCCTGGAGGAGGCCTCGAACGACAACTTCATCATCCTGCGTGGCTGTAAGGTCACGCTTGTCCCCTTTGCGTAACCAAGATCCGGCCAGGTGCCGAGAAGGGATTCGATATGGGAAGAATACCGCTGTTCCGGCAGGGGGGCCAGCCGATCACCTACGCGGACCTGGACGATGCAATGGGTCGCGTGAACGAGGAGTTGCCCAACTCTGCTGCTATGACGATTGGCGCCGTGGCCTACACCGATATGCCCATGCCGATGCTGGGCGTCGGATCCGGTGCAGCCGTTACACTGGCTGACGGGACCCACAAGACGCTGACGCTGGGCACGACCAACACCTTGACGGGCAACACGGTGGTGGGGGCCCTGGCAGACATCGGCACGGCCACGGTCGGCCGGCGCACGGCCATCGTGAACAAGTCGGGCGGGGTGGCTGAGGTCTCCGTCTACGACGAGGCCAACACGACGATCAACGGGGTCAAGAAGAAGCTCACGTTCGCGGCCGGGGGCTGGGTCCTCCTGGAGGAGACCGCGAATGACAAGTTCGTGATCCTTGGCGGGGCACAGGTGACGTTCTCGGCCTTGGAAAGCTCGCCGAGTTCGTCGATCTCGACAAGCCCGTCCACGTCGCCGAGTACATCGGTGTCGGCCAGCCCGTCGTCAACGCCGAGTGCTTCGGTTTCGGCTTCGCCGTCCACGTCGCCGAGCGCCTCGGTGTCGTCCACGCCGAGTGCCAGTGTATCCGGGAGCCCGAGCAGCACACCCAGTGCCTCCGTATCGGCCTCTCCCAGCACATCGGTCTCGGCCAGCCCGAGCAGTACCCCGAGTGCCTCCGTGTCGGCCTCCCCGAGCGCAAGCGTCTCGGCCAGTCCGTCAGCAAGCCCGTCGGCCAGTGTGTCGTCGAGCCCGAGTACATAACCCATTCAGGAGTGATGAAGGATGCTCAAGCACAGGTACAAGACCAAGGATGAAGTCCCGGAGAAGTACAGGGACCTGTACACGGCCAAGAAGGATGCCGACGGCGAGGAAGGCTTTGAACTCACCGAAGTGGACGGTCTGAAGACCGTGGCCGACGTGGAGCGGCTGCGGGAGAGCGTGCGAAAGGAACGCGATGAGCACGAGAAGACCAAGGACGCTTTGAAGAAGGCGACCGATGAGGCGACGGCCAATGCCGACAAGATCAAGGCCCTGGAGGCCAAGGACGACGGCAAGACCAAGCCGATCCAGGAGCTGACCCTGGAGAACGAGCGGCTCAAGCGTGAGAATGAGCAGCTCAAGGAGCGGTCCACCCAGACGGAAACGGAGCTGGGTTCGATCAAGGGCCAGGTGACTGCCGAGAAGGTCAGAAACGCCCTGCGCAAGGCCTGGAAGGGCATCATCCGGGATGACGCGCTGGAGGACGTGATCGAGACCGAGCACGCAAACTTCATCTTTGACGGAACAGAGCTGTTGACAAAGACCGGACTGTCGGATAACAGGTCCGGCCTTGAGCCCAAGGCCTACGGCGAGCGGCTCGTGAAGACCAGGGCCTACCTGGTTCCGCCCAGCATGAGCGGTGGCGCTCGGGGCGGGGAAGGGAAGGCCGGAGTCAATGCGAGCGACAACAGGCCGCTGCCCTTGGCGGATCTTATTCCGCCATTGAGGCCTCGCGAGTAGTTGTAGTCGATACCTGTCGATCCCGGGCATGGCCCTGGGGTCGGTTGGCCCCCCAATGTCGGGGAATGACCAACGGAATCGGTAGCGCGAACGAACCGTTGTGTTGTCCCGATTTTGGGGGGCCTTTTTATGAGTCTTACCAACACCTTCAGAGAGGTGGCGATCGCCAATGCTGCGAAGCAGGCGATCATCATCGACAACGTGACAGAGGACGCCCCGTGTCTGCGCTCCCTGCCCATGCAGGCGGCCACGCACGGTTTGTGGAACGTGTACGAGGAGGTCATCAGTGCCACGGGACCCAATCTGGTGGACCTGGATTCGGCCTTGGGTGCGATCGACGCATCGAGCGAACTGAAGCAGGTCAACCTGTCCGCAATCGCCGGGCTGATCGAGGTCGGCGAGGACAAGGCCCGTCAGTTCGGCGGAGCCGAGAGGTACGTGGAAACCAAGATGCCCGCGGTCCTGCGGAAGGCCGGGGCGGACGTCGAGAACTCGATGTTCTACAACAACTTCCGGGCCTACGCGGCCACCCACAGCAAGCTGGTGGACGCAGGCGGCACGGGATCGGCGAACTACTCGATGCTGTGCATCAAGTTCGCCGACGGTGAGAACACGGGGCTGTACTCCCCCAATGGTCTCGGCCGGGGCATCGCGTTCGATCTCCAGTGGCTCGGCGGCGGGACGCTGTACAAGAACAGCAGCGGGATCGCGGTCTACGGGATGCGGATCAAGTCGTACTTCGGCATCCAACTGGCGAACCCCAAGACGATCGCCGGCATCGTCAACATCGACCTGACCGAAGACCTGTCAACCACGACCGGGCACAAGGCCTTGCCGTCCATGAAGCAGATGAACGACCTGATCGCCAACGCCCGGGGCACCGGCCAGAACACCGTGATCTGGTGCCACCCGAAGGTCATCACGGCCCTGGGGATCTACAAGCCCCTGATTATGAACGTCCAGGACACCAACCTCAAGATGGTCGTGGCCATGTGGAACGACGTGCCGATCATCGGGTCGTACAACTGGGACGACGGGACCGAGCCCAAGGTGACGGTCTAGTCCTGGGCCCGGTTGCGGCTGTCTGTCGAACTGAAGCTGAACCTTTTGTCGTGAGGTGAAAGAATGGCTCTTACCGGAACAATCAGCGGCGGCGATGTAGTGGCCTACCCGGACTACATCCGCGACGGGTATGCTCTGCCCAACGCCACCAACCACACCTCCAGCGCATTTCGCTGGGGGGGAACCCAGGCTGCGGTCGAACTGGTCATCAAGTTCATCGCGGCCACGACCCTGAGCAACACCTATCGGCTCCTGATCGAGGTCCTGGAGTGTGACACCGAGGACGGGTCCTTTGGGGCCAGTGCTGCGGCCATCCGCACGGTCTTCGATCAGACGGCTGGGGTGTCCGGCATCGACTGGGCGGCTGGGGCGGACATCCGCTACCCCTGCCCGACCGACGCTCTGCGCTGGGGCAAGCTGAAGGTCACGACGACAGAGAACCTGTCGGCCAAGACCTACGACGCCTATTTGGCCATGATCTGCCGGTAGCATCGTCTCCTGCCAGTGGGATGTGGGGGGCCGGCGGCGCCTAACACGCCGGTCCCCCTGCCCGAAGGCGCATTTGCCAGGAAAGGGTTGTGAAGATGGGGATGTACCTGAAGCACTGCTCACGGTGTCAACGCGACTTCTACGATGACGTGTCCTGGCGGGCCCACCAGGCATCGGGCTGCCCAGGCAAGAAGCCCCCAGTGGGGGAGGTCGATCACCAGAGCAAGCCGGTATCGCCGACTGCGGTGGTGGCGGAGATCGCCAAGCCCAAGCACGCGGCGGACATGACGTTGGAAGACCTGCGCAAGCACGCGGCGAGCAAGGGCATTGCCGACGCGGCCTCGAAGGGCCGCGGCAAGCTCCTGGCGGAACTGGCAACCAGTGACGCCGTGCCGCCGGCTGCACCAGTAGGTCAGAAGGGGGCATAACATGGCTGGATCCATGACAGAGACAGTGACCCGGGGCCAGCACATCTGCAAGGCGGTGCTGACCTGGACATCGCACACGGACGGCACGGTGGCGGCAACCACGAGCTTCCAGGTCAATGGCAAGATCCTGCGGGTCGGGTTCATCCCTGGCACGCTCACGGTCCAGCCGGACGACAGCTACGACGTGACCCTGTCGGACGCCCAGAGCTGTGACGTGCTCGTGAGCAACGGGGCGAACCTGAGCAACACGACTGCCAAGTGGTGCGTGCCGGTCCTGAGCACCTACTTCCCGATCGTCAACGTGGGGACCCTCGCCCTGGCCGTGTCCGGTGCTGGGTCGGCCAACCAGGGAACGATCGTCCTGATCTGGGAGAGCCCGGACCATCCGGTGCGATAGGAGGCTGACATGGCCCTCATCGTGGAAGACGGGACTGGCCTGAGCACGGCCGAGAGCTACATCAGCGAGGCGGATGCGACGACGTACCATGCGGCCTACGGTGCATCGGCTACGTGGGCGGCTGCGACCGCGGACCAGAGAGAGGCTGCCTTGCGGGTGGCGACTCGCTACCTGGACCTGCACTACGCCGGCCGATGGCGGGGGACCCGCACGAACGAGGATCAAGCCCTGGCCTGGCCCAGGTCCGGGGTCTACGACGACGACTCGATCGAGGTCGATGACGACGTGATCCCGGCGAACCTGGAGCGGGCCTGCGCGGAGGTGGCATTGCGGGTCCTGACCGGGGACGATCTGCTGGGGGTCATCACGGAAACCGGGGACGTGACCAGTGAGAGCGTCACGGTGGGGCCCATCAGTGAATCGAAGACCTACGCCGGGACCAAGTCTCACGCCTACCAGTACCCCATGATCGAGTCCATGGTGGCCGGCCTGATCGGGTCGGGCATATCGCTGACGAGGGCCTGAGATGGCGATTACTGCTTCATGGACGCTTGCGATCGTGGCCAGGTACGGCGTGTCAGCGACGCTGCGGAGCTGGCCAGCCAAGTCGTACAGCGTGACCACGGGCATCACTACCCTGGGTACGGCCACGGATACGACCGTAACGATCCTGCCTCCCTATGCGAGGGGTCCGAACATGGAGCGGTACGGCCCTATCCAGGGGGACCTGGTCGTTGACGCCGAGACGGTGTTCTCGCCATACGGAGTGGCAGTAGAACCTGCCGTTGGCATGCACCTGATCTGGGACAGTAGGACCTGGGTCATCCTGGCGATCAATCGGATTAACTACAAGGGGTCTGAGGTCCTGTACGAGCTGGCCCTGGCCGGCAGACCGGCGGCGACATGAGCGACCTGAGAGAGTTCCTCATCCAGATCAGGGACCACCAGAGCGGGATACCCCGCTTGGTGCAGGACGTGCATCGCAAACTGACCCTGGAGGGTCTTCGCCGAATCACCATGAGGACGCCGGTAGAGACGGGCCACGCCAAGATCAACTGGCAGATCGGCGTCGGCGAGATGCCGCAGGGGGTCAAGGGCAAGCGGGTCCGGCGCAAGAAGGGCGAGCCAAGGGCGGATAGCAACGCGGCCTTTGCGAAGGTCATGGCCGAGGAGGGGCCGAAGGTCGAGCAGATCCCTCCGTTTGGGGTGAGCTTCGTGACCAACAACGTGGAGTACATAGGCGACCTGGAGGATGGGCACAGCCGGCAGGCGCCCCAGGGCATGATGGCCCTGTCGTTCGCCGAATTGGCGGAGCTGAAACTGTGACGATCACGGAGATATGCAGTGCGGTTCGGGATCGCTTCCGGGCCCAAGTGGCGACGGCCCAGGGCCTAAATACGTTCTATGACAATGCGCCCATCCCGGCCCACACCAAGGGCACGGTCTGGTGCAGGTTCACGGTCCACACCGAGCAGCCGATCAAGCTGGAGGCTGCGATCCGCAAGTATCGGGTCCGGGGTGCGGGCACGGCCCAACTGTTCATCCCTACGAACTACGGCGACGGCACGCTGCTGGAGCTGGCGGACAAGATCGTCCGGGCCTTCAGGCATTTGATCGTGGGCGACGTTATCTACGAGCTTCCGGCAGTCATGAGGGCAGGGCAGGACGAGGATGAGTACCAGATCAACGTCGTTTGCCCGTTTGAGGTAGACACCATCATTTAGGGGGTTTGACCATGAGCGACACTTCGAGAGTTCAGTTGGCCTATGTGGCCGAATCGACCTACGGGGTCCAGAAGACCGGGTCGAACCTTCAGATCATCAGGATGAGCGGGGAGAGCCTCAAACAGGACACCGGGGCCACCGAGTGCAACGAGATCAGGTCCGATCGACAGATCAAGGGCGTTCGCCGGACCCGGATCAGCGCGTCTGGATCGGTCAACTTCGGGTTGACCTACGGGACGCACGACGACTGGTGGGCTGCGGCACTGCTGGACAGTGCGTGGTCAACGCCTGTCTCGGTGTCCGGCACGACGATCAGCTTCGCGTCTGCGGACAACTCCATCAACGACTCGGGGTCCGGCTTCGGGTCCATCACGGCCTATAGCTGGGTCAAGGTCTGGGGTGCTGCCAACGCGGCCAACAACGGGATCTTCAAGGTCACGTCGGCGTCGGCTGCGAAGCTGGTGGTCTCGGGTGGGACGCTGACCACGGAGTCGGCCGGCAGGCCCATCACGGTGTACCAGGGCGGCGAGGTGGTCAACGGCACGACCCTCACCAGCTACAACATCGAGCGGACCTACGCCGATCTGGCCACGACCCTGGCCCTCTACAAGGGGATGTGCATCAACGGCTTCAACCTGGACATCCCGGCGGAGGGCCTCATTACGGGGGCCTTCGATTTCCTGGGGTCCGAGGAGGAGAGCCTGACGGTCAGCGGCGGGACCGGGTACACGACTGCGACCACCACGACCTGCATGACGGACATCGACGTGGTGAAGGTCCTGGAAGGGGGCACTGAGCAGGCGATCACGGCGTTCTCGATGGCCCTGAACAACAACCTGCGCCAGAGGATGCAGGTCGGGACCAGCGGTGTCGTGTCGGTCGGGACCGGCAACGTCAATGTCACCGGCACGCTGCGGATGTTCTTCGCAACGGCCACGATCATGAACAAGTACCTGGCCGAGACCGAGTCGAGCCTGGCCGTTGTGGTCACTGATCCGTCTGGCAACAGCTACGTCATCGACCTGCCACGAGTGCTCTACACGAGCGGCCTGCGGGTCGCAGGCGGGCCGAACGACGACGTGCTGGCGGACATGGCATGGTCGGCGTACATGAACACGTCGGAGAACATCACCATCAGGATCGTCCGGTTCGCGGCGGATGCGGCGTCCAGTGCATCGACGAGTATCTCGGCCAGTCCGTCGAGTACCCCGAGTGCTTCAATCTCGGCCAGCCCGAGTGCCAGCCCGAGCGCGAGCGTGTCCAGCTCGCCGTCAACGTAGCCTAGATCGTAGGGGATGAAGGAGACAGCATGGCGAAACTCAGCAGTCTCAAGGTGGACGTGGACAAGGAGATCCACGGTGCATGGTTGGACTACGAGGACGGGGTCAGGCTGCGCGTGACTAGCACCCTGGCCCCGTCCTATCGTGACGCACTGAGGGCCGCGGTGGCGGCGAAGAAGGTGGAGCTGAGGTCCACCACCATCACGGATGACCAGTGGGACGAGTGCCGGCGGTCGGTGGCGTACACCCTTCTGACCGACTGGGCGAA